TGCTTGGGGAACACGCCCTAACCAGATGATTAATCGTAAAGTTGGTGGAGGCGCAAGACCAACTATATCAGATGCAGACAGAAAAGATGCTACAGCGATGGCAACAGAAGATATGATGGCAACTGCGGGAGAAGGAATGATAAAAGCTCTTCTTGGCGAAGGCTCAAGAACAACTTCAGATAAAGATAGAGAAAAAGCTAAGGATATTGTCAAAGGCAAGAAATCCGACGAGATGATAAAAGCTCTTCTTGGCGAAAGCTCAAGAACAACTTCAGATAGAGATAGAGAAAAAGCTAAGGATATTGTTAAAAAGAAAAAATCTAAAAGTGAAGTACCCCCTCACAGAAGAAACAACGCTAAAGGTGGTGTAGCTTCTTATCGTAGAGGCGGTGTT